TAAGTTGGCCGAGCAAAAGGCTGCAACAGCAGACAATGTTAACAAGATAAACGCGACGATTCCTGCTGGAATCTATACGGGGTAATAAAAGATGGCCGACAACAAATGGTCACAACCAGCCGCTCCTCCACCACCACTGTTCACTGGTAAAAAGGAACGCGACCTTGTTAAACAAGTCAATGACGAACTTATTGAGCGAGTTATTGGCCAACAAGTTCTTTATTATCCAATAAGTTTAGAGCACACAAACTTTCACTCTCTTTATGGAGAGGCAATAAATAAAACCTTTCTTCCTCCAATTCGCATTTACGCTCTTGTTGAATGGGAAGGTCAAGAAACTTCAACAACTAATTATGGTGTTGATCGCCGGTCAAGTTTAACTGTTCATTTTCATAAAAGAAGATTAACAGAAGATCAGGATCTATTTGTAAGAGAGGGGGATTTTCTCCTCTACGGTTCTTTTCATTACGAGATTGTAACTTTAAACGAGCCAAGGCAAATCTTTGGCCAAGTAGATCATAAGATGGAGATAACAGCAAAATGTATCAGAGCACGTAAGGGACTATTCGATGCCAGCTAGAACACAAGAAATACCATTTATGCCTTCCACCTTGGAGACTGTTGACTTTGCGATCTATCATTGGTTACGAGATCAGTTAGATTTACACACCACTACACAGGCTGGTTTTGAAAAGGTTCCAGTTATCTGGGCTTCTGCCGAAAGAGCCTTTCAGGTTAAAAGAGATCAAGAGGCCCGAGATTTAGATGGAACCCTAGTTCTTCCTTTGATAACCATTGAAAGAACTAGCGTTGCAAAAGACCCAACTCGCAAAGGAACTGCTTGGGCTAACATACCTCGCGTCAATGATGAAAAGGGCGGTTCACCTACAATCACTATTGCGAGGAGAATAAAGCAAGATAAAACTGCAAACTTTGCCAATGCTGATTCGTGGAGAAGGGTTTCCAATGCTGCTCGTCAAAGCGCAGGTGCTCATTCTCGTGTAAATCAAAGAAACTTTCCAAAGCGAGATCAGTTTAATCGTCGTGTAGAAAATCAAAAGGTTGTTTATGAAACGATTTCTATTCCTATGCCGGTATACTTAGACATTACCTACTCTATAATGATTAAGACAGAATATCAGCAACAAATGAATGATTTGGTGACGCCGTTTATGACCACAACTGGTGGAATAAATTATTTTACTATTAGCCACGATGGTCATCGGTTTGAATCTTTTATACAGCCTGACTTTACGCAGGATAATAATTTAGCAAATTTAGAAACAGAACATAGAAAATATGAAACAAAAATTGATATTAGATCGCTGGGATATATCATTGGAGAGGGCAAAAACCAAGAACAACCAAAAGTTGTTATTCGCGAAAACGCTGTGGAAGTAAAGATTCCCAGAGAGCGAGTTTTTTTTGGTGAGATCCCAGAGCATATAGATAAAAGAGGATTTTACAAAGAGTGATTCTTTTGAATCATCAATATACTATTTATTAAAGACAAATAATGTTTATTAACAAGGAGACTCTATCACATGTCAGTATTGAAATATAAGTTCGTATCACCTGGAGTTTTTGTTAACGAAATCGACAATTCACAAATCCCTGCCGCAACCCCCGCAAGAGGGCCGGTAGTTATTGGCCGAACTCGTCGCGGCCCTTCGATGCGACCGATTGCAGTTAATTCATTTTCCGAATACATTGAAACTTTTGGAGATCCCGTACCTGGCGGTCAGGGCGGCGATGTCTGGAGAGGCGGAAACTATACTTCTCCTATGTACGCTACTTACGCTGCCGAGGCGTGGTTAAGAAATGGCCAAACGGCAACGGTTGTTCGACTTTTAGGACACCAAGATTCTAATCTGACTGTCGGCTCTGGTGAGGCCGGTTGGAAAATCGCCTCTACATCTGCTAGTTATGGTCTCTTTGTGATTGATGGTCCCCTTGCGGCTGAACAAGCTGCCACTGGTACTTTGGCTGCTGTTTGGTATTTCCCTGAAGGAGATGACCACATCACCCTTTCTGGTTCACTTAGACGTGGAGGAAGTGGCGCACACGTTACAGCGTCGAATGGAGCTTTTATTCAAAGTTCCGGTCCCCAACGTGAGTTCCAAGCCATTATTAATTCTGGCTCCACTGAAACACATCATACTTTCAACTTTGATCCAGACTCTGATATGTTCATTAGAAAGGTATTCAACACTAATCCGATTTTAACTAACACGACCTTAACTACCGGACCCAATTTGGAGTCTTATTGGCTTGGTCACTCTTTTGAGGGTGCGATGGGTTCTGGACGAACTGTCACCGGTTCTGCTGCTGGGGATGTGTTGGGTATTATGCTTAAATTGGGCAGCGTTGGAAGTGAGGGTGGATATACTAACAACTGGTCCGATTTCCAGTTCTCGTCGAAGGCAGCGCAAACCAACTGGATTATTTCTCAGGATATGAGAGGTTCCGCTTCTGTTGGTTTCGATTCGCTAGATACGACATATGTTACTAAGCTCTTTAAGTTTCATTCTAGAGATGGTGGAGATTGGGAAAACTCGAATCTTAAGATTTCCATTAGGGATGTCAAGTCTTCGCCAAATGAAGATGTTAACGCTTATGGTACTTTTACCGTGCAACTTAGAGATGCAAAAGATTCGGACAACGCAGTTCAAGTTATTGAACAATATACTGGCGTTAACTTAAATCCAAACTCTGAGAATTACATCGCTAAAAGAATTGGTGATACATACGCCGAGTGGTCGGATAAAGAAAAACGATTCCGCTCATATGGTGAATTCCCCAACATTTCAAGACATGTAAGAGTTGAAATGAATAACGAAGTACAACAGGGCTCAACTGACCCAAGACTACTTCCGTTCGGCTTCTGGGGTCCGATTCGACCGAAGGGGTTCAAGGTTCATCAGCTAGGTGTAGGTTCCACTTCAGGTTCTATTATAAGTAAAACTTTTGCTGAAGCTGGCCCCGTTGCTGAAACTGGATTGGTCAACGCTCCAGAGGAATCAAAAGGTCCAATTATTCTTGGTCCCGAAGAACTTGATTCGACAATGCTTGCAACCGCTTCGTTTGTATTCCCAACGGTTGCACTTCGAGCAGATTCAACTGATTCTCTGCTGTCGTCTGATAAGGCAGCATACTTCGGATATGATTCAACTCGTCCCGACAGTTCTACTCGATTTGATTTTAGTAATATTGACATTTTAAGAGCATTACCTGGTGGCGTATCGACTACAACTGATGTCTCTGGTAGCACTGAAATTGCTTTCGGCTTTACCTTGGATGACTTAGTTGTCAACGGTGCTCCCGATGCTCTTTTGTCGGCAACCTACACTTCTGGCTCGCGAAAGGCCGGAACGTCGGTAACCGCACTGTCAGGTAACTACACTTCGATTATTGAAGACTTTGGTTACAACCGATTCACTGTTCCAATGTTTGGTGGATGGGACGGCTGGGATGTTAGACAGTCTGATCCGATTGCTAATATTAATTTGGATAGTGGTAACTCTAAGACCAACTACGCTTACAATACTGTAAGGAGAGGTATCGACGCTTGCGCCGACCCTGAAATCGTTGACTTTAACTTGATGGTTGCTCCCGGTATTACTCCAAGCGGCTTGACGGACTTAATGATTAACACTTGTGAAGAGCGCGGTGATGCAATGGCAATCATCGACCTTCCAAATGTTTATCGCGGCCCGCAAGAAGGTCTTACTTACGCCACGTTCAAAGAGCGATTGGGTACGTTAAGTGAGATTGTCACCGATTTCAAAGTACGACGAAAGAATTCCTCTTACGGAGCAACCTACTATCCGTGGGTTCAAATTAGAGATTCTATTAACAACGCCTCTGTTTGGGTTCCGCCTTCGGTGGTTGCCTTGGGTACTTACTCCTCCTCTGACCGAGTTGGTGAACTTTGGTTCGCACCGGCTGGTTTCAACCGAGGTGGTTTGAGTCAAGGCTCTGCTGGTCTTACCGTAACGAATGTTTCGGAAAGATTGTCGTCGGATCAAAGAGATGATCTCTACGAGGCTAATATTAACCCGATTGCTTCCTTCCCGAATGAAGGGATCGTAATTTTCGGACAAAAGACAATGGATGCCACAACTTCGGCACTTAGCCGAGTTAATGTACGAAGATTGCTCATCTTCCTCAAGAAGGAGATTTCGAGATTGGCCAATCAGGTTCTGTTTGACCAAAACGTACCGGCAACTTGGGGACGGTTCCAATCCTTGGTTCGACCAGTGCTTGAAAGCGTCAAGGTCAGATTTGGGTTGACGGACTACAGGTTGCTTCTTGATGAAACTACGACGACTCCTGACTTGATTGATAGAAACGTTATGTATGCGAAGATTTTCTTGAAGCCTGCACGAGCCATCGAGTTTATTGCTCTTGACTTCATCATTACGAATACTGGAGCAGCTTTCGAGGATTAAAAATAAAATTTTAGTATAACGAAACTACTTAAAACAAGGAGACTAATTAAATGGCATTTTGGGCAAATCCCGGTACTGAACCGAAAAGAATATATAGATGGGTAATGCGGTTCAACATTAACAACAAGAATAATATTGATGAGTGGTTGATCAAGAGTGTATCTAGACCTACTTGGAACCTTTCGGAGACCCCTCACTCGTTCATTAATCACACGTTCTACTATCCAGGTAGAATTGAATATGATGAGATTAGTGTCCAACTTGTAGATGCCATTACCCCCAATGCTGCTGTTAATATGCAGAATCTTCTAGCGTTGTCTGGATATGTTACTCCTGATAATGTTCAACTTGGTCAACCCGATGGATATCAGACTATCTCTAAGGCTGGCTGGGGCGCAGAAGGTGCAGGTCTCGGAGCAGTTGAGATTGTTCAAATGGACCCAGAAGGGGCGTCGATTGAAACTTGGAAGCTCTACAATACCTGGATTAAGAGTTGCAACCTCAACGAATTGAATTACGAAAGCGATGATTTGCTTAACATTGACTTAACTTTGAGGTATGATTACTTTAAAGTTGAAAGTGGTCCTGGTTTAAGCAGAAGTGACATCGAGAAAACTTTCAAAGCTTAATAATATTTTAAGAGGTGAAATGTGAGAAATAATGAAGACCGCGCCCGAGCGGTTGCCGGGGGTGTAAGCCCCCCTGTTCAACAAGTACAACAAGCAGAACAACCCCTACAATTTGTAACCCCAACAGAGTTTGTGGAACTTCCTTCAAAGGGTAAATACTATCCAGAAGGTCACCCTCTCCACAACCAGGATACAATTGAAATTCGTCATATGACAGCAAAGGATGAGGATATTCTCACGTCTGCTGCTCTATTGAAGAAAGGGATTGCAATTGAAAGGTTCCTTCAAAATATCATTGTTGATAAAAGGATTAAAGTATCTGACCTCCTAATTGGAGACAAGAACGCTGTTGTTATCGCTTCCAGAATTACTGGTTATGGTGCTGATTATCAAACGTCGGTAACTTGCCCGTCTTGTGGAACCAATGTACAGAATTCTTTTGATCTAGACGCTTGTGAAGTAAATGAGATCCCGAACTATTCTGAGTTAGGAGTCGCGCCCACTATTGATGGCACATTTATGTTTCATCTTGACAGTATGAATATTGATGTAGAAGTTAAACTTCTCACTGGAAAAGATGAGACAATGTTATCACAACTTTCCGAAAGAAGAAGAAAAAAGAAACTA